AAAGTAACTTTTAAGATTCCCACCCTTAAAATAATTAGCATCAAGGCAATGTGATTTCTCTCTGTCTGTTACTCCATCTTCTAGAATATCAGCAAGTATAATTCCTTTATCTTTAGGCATATCAAAAGGTATGTTAGTCCAATATAATCTGTGTCTATTCTGGGCGCTCACTAAATTTGAATTGATTGCCACAGGTTCAACCCCCATATACTCACTTATAATATCCTGACTTTCTTTTTTCATTCGGACATTTTCTAATAAAAAATATTTGGGCTTGAGTATTTTTAAGACTCTGACGAAATCAAAAAACAATTTACTTCTTGGATCATCAAAGTTTAATTGATTGCCAGCAAAAGAAAATCCCTGACAAGGTGAACCACCTATTACAAGATCAATGCCTATCTCGTCTTTGATAATTTCTAATTGACAATCATTGAGGTGAGTTATATCTCCCATCTGTAATGTAAATGGAAAGTTTTTTTGAGTTATTTTAATTGCCCACTTATCTATTTCGCTTGCGTGATATACACCAACTGGTATGTTGGCTTTTTTCAAAGCTAACTGTCCGCAGCTCATACCATCAAACATAGAAAACACATTTATTTTTGTTGTATTCAATCCCATTTTATCTCCTTACTCTCTTTTAATATATCTAATACTGGACTATTTTTTTTGCGAATTAAAGTCATTATTGAATTGTCAATATTACCGCTATTACTTTTCACCATGCCCGCCCGCACCACCGCTGTTGGATCAGGTTCAATACCTTGGGCCAAACATACTCGATTGGCTTCTTTCTCATCAGTCAACCACATGGCAAATGCAAACCGCATCCCATCGACTATACTTGAAGCGCCTCTAATACTTTGTCTAGCATCCATCGCACTCTCCGCACCTGTTAAGGCTGATTTATTCATGTGATGAATACTTAAAACAGTGCATCCTAATTGTGCCGCGATACTCGCACAAAAAGTACACCACAGTTGCGCTGACTCATTGCTATTACTAATGGGTGAGCTTGCCGCAACGAATGATTGAATTGGATCAAATACTAAAAGTTTTAAATCTGGAATGGTTTTTAACTCTTCGACAATCTCGGTTGCTATACTGGTGATATTATCCTCAGATAATAAGATCATTGGTTTACCCATGTCTGCAATCGTCACACAATACACATCATAAGGTGCATCGAATCGTTTACCCTCTGGATCAAGCGCGTGAATTCTGCGATGTATTTCAGTGCGTGAATCTTCACTGGCAAAAATAACTGAGTTGCCAGATTGTAAAATGTTTTTACCTAAAAACTTACCTGAACCATTGGCAATGTTCATAGCTAACTGTAACGCTAGAAACGATTTACCAATCCCACCCACAGCCGCAAGCACACCAGGGGTAGCTAAAGGGATCAAACGATCAACCAAAAATTGTACTGGCGGTGGCTCACCAACTAATGATCGTATCTCATATCGCTTGATCCCAATACCACCACCTTCAATCTCTAGCTTGACCGCTTCAATCCCACGCTCAAGATGTAAATCATTAAAATCACCTTGCATTGATGGCAATCTAATAATGGTATTGTGTAAACTGTTACTGCACTCAGTGGCCTTCTTTTGCCCCACCCCATTGGCATCATTGTCAAATGCCAAAATCAATCTCGCCTTACTTATTTTTCTTAATCTGGTTAAGGCTTCTAAACCAAAGCTCGCACTGAACACCACTAGCACCGCTTGCTTAGTTGCCATGTGTAAACTAACTCCAGTTGCCACCCCCTCGCACACTAGCACACTCTCAAGCTCACCTAATGCACCCAAATTGAAGCCTATCGGGAATACGTTACCCTTGATCTCAGATGACGATACAAAACGCTTCCGCCCCTTCTTATCTATATATTGTAAAGAGCGTAACTCACCATCCATCGCATAAATAGGTACTACTAATGTGCCTTTATGCTCACGAAACCCATATTCATTCTTGATACCTTTGGCATCCAGATAAGGATGTGCGGTTAGTTCTTGGTAAGTTCCAAAGCGCGTTTGACATAGCTCTGCGACTTCATTCTGCCGTATCTTTCTTTCTGCCTCGGCTTGCTCCTTAGCCGCGCTCATATCTGCTTTTATTTGATTGCGTTGCGTGATACTGAGTTCATTGGGATCAATGTTACTCCATTGCTTTTGTAAGCCAGTACGCCAATTACCATAAACTGCGTTTTGATATTCGCCAGTTTGAAAAAATGTATACCACCCAGATTTTTCACCATGTTTATCGGGTCGATGATTATCCCCGCTAGTCACTTTCACCCGCACAAGCTCACCGCTAGTGTCAAGGTAATTTACTACCAAGCCATCGCGTGACATCTCATGAATTAAATCGTTTGTGGATTTGTTTGCGCCACGGAAAATATAATTTTCATCAATGACAATCCCATCTTTTACATATTTAGTTAAATCAACCATCATCCTTTACGAGAAGTCCATGCTGTGCTTGAGCAGTGCAATACTTTAAATACTCTTGAATTGCTTGCTGAAACAAACGTACCCGATCATCTTTTTGCCACTCATGTAAGACATACGATTTATTGCGCTTGGCTGCTTTTAAGTAGACTTCTTTAGTTGCGGTTACAGCTTTCTCTACGGCTGTACAATTGATGATTGGATGTTGCAAAGTTATTTCTCTCACTCCCTGTTTAAACGCATCGTGCGTTTGTAATTCTAGTTTTATTTTTTCTAAGTGGTCAGCACTACATGCACCATACCATCTTGAACCGTGGTGGAAAAGTAGACCCTTCACTGGCTGTAGGCAATACGAACACAGTGAGGGCCTATCATTTAAGAACGGCAAACTAGAATGGGATATCGTCATCCAGTTCTTCTAATTCTGGTTCATCCTTACTGGCTTTCTTGGTAAAGTTATTTTGTGCTTTTATTTTTTCTTTCTGCGTTGGTTTGGCTTTTTCGACAGGCGCAGAAAACGTGTTGCCAAAGTCATCCTTTACCTCAAGATAACCACGTTCACCCACTACCAACTCCGCACTCACGCTCTTGCCGAGCAACTGCTTTTCAGGATCAGTTAATGCACCAACTATCCCCGCTGCATTACCAATTTTACGCAGAGTTTCTATGCCAATGCTCACCGCTTTATCACTGGTATCATGTGCCATAGTGCAAGCATACCCAATATTCATGGTAGTGCCTTCGACTTCAAAAGTGAGCTTGACTGCTTCCCACCCATTTGACCCTGTGATAATTTCATCGGAAACAAAAGCCATGTTGTGTCTGCCTGGCTCTATCTTCCTACTCCCACTTTCTATTTCGGCATCAAAATCATGCCCATACTTACTCAAATCGGTCATTTTATTCTCCTTTATTTCCCGATAATTGCTGATCTAATTTCTTGCCAATCAAATGGCATTTCTGCTGGTAGTGCATACCTGTTTTTCGCTAGAAAAGCGGGCTTGGCTTCGGTGTATAACATTCTTTCACCCTGAATTGCTTTGGATGTAGTTTGTCCACCTTTGCCTTTAACCTTGACACTGCCAAATTTATAGTTGGCAAAGAAGCAACAATCGCTGTGCTCAAGAATTAAATCACTGGCTTTTCTATGTAGTTTTAATTCATAGCGATCATAGGCTTCAATCTCTGGTGACTCAAAACGTTTAATTTGACTATGTGCAATTTGAATAATCGTCATCTTTTTTTCATCTCGTAGTAAATTTAAGATATCAATATATTCGCGCCATAACTTTAAGGCTTCTACATAACCACGCCCATAACCAAATTCTTCTATTGATTTTTTGCCATGTATAGTACAAACCTTTTCCCATAAAAGCGGTTCGGCCCAATCAAGACTATCAATACACACCGTAGAAAATTCGTGATCTTCATTTAACAGTGAATTTAGATTACTAATGAACTCATCATAATCTTTAGCTACTGGAAAATGATCGCACTGCACTTTACCCATTCCATCCTCAGTTAGAACAAATATGGGTTTATTCATGCTTGCCGCGAATGATGTTTTACCAATACCCGCACCCCCATACAGCACCAACTTCGGTGGCTTTAATTTAGTCTTACTTCTTATTGCTGATAGACTCAATTTTACTCTCCTCTTTAGTTATAAAACCTTTAAGCTGATGTGCATAAGCTGCTGATAAAATACTCAGCTTCTCTACCTCAAACTGCGCATTAGCCTCAAACTCTCTCTTATTGTTATTAACCATAACTAGCTTGTTATAAACTAGCTTCCCTTCTTCACTGAGATCGCTCACATTATGCTCAACCCCATCTTCAAAGCTAAACGTAGCTTTTTCTTCTTCACTCATTCTTATTACCTCTATTGATTGTATGAATTACAAATGTCTTTTGCTCGGCAAAAACGACATTGATCTCTCCCAGCATTAAATACTGGCTCTTCTTCCAAGCAAGCATCTATTGCTGGCTTTAGAATATTGAAACCCCATTCCACTAAATTTTCTGCTGAGATATCCCAGCTTCTAATTTTGCCATCTCTGTGAAATGAAGTAGGTTGCACGATGGTTAGCTCTACTGTGGTATTCTCATTACCATACCGACTCAATGCACCAAGCGCATAAATCATCAACTGTTCATTATGCTCAACGTCTACTGGAAACTTACCTGATTTTAAATCAATAACGGCAATACGATTAGCTTCTTTACCCAAGATTAAGGCATCTACTGTACCCCAACACTCTTGGCTGATCTCATCGATGCGTGTTCTTTCTTCTATTAATAATTTACCGTTTAAATCTTCTTTTCTGGTTTTGACGTAATGCACATATTGCTGGGCACAATCCACCATATCTTCGGTGACTTCGACTACAAAACCATCTATCTCTTCTTTTCTACCTAGCCAGTAATCACTAAGCGATACATTCTCTAGCCTATCTTTCAATAGCATTTCCACCATGTGATGCACTAATGTTCCTTTTGCGGCTGGCATAGTGGTATCCATTACAAAAGGTATACTCTCGGCTAGTTGTATTGAACCAGGACAAGCCATCCAACGCTTTGCTGCTGATGGTGAAAATCTACTGTGCGCCATGAATTTGATCCTTTGTAATTTTAGCCCAAAGTTCAGGCGATATAGTGATAGTGCAATTAAAATCTTGATCTGGAAAATGCCAATCAGCATGTGGTATAACCACATGCCAGTCAGCGCGATCTGCTCGATACCAAAGACAAGGTATTAAATCTACCTTGATTGCTTGCTCGCACGTTTGCTTCCACCACTGCTTGATGTCACCTTGTGTTAAAGACTTGCGCCTTTTCACCTCAATGGCATACGGTTCACCACCTAACAAATCATGCCCACCACCATACGTCTGACTATAGTTGACCTCTAACTGAATATCAGTCAAGGACTTAATAACTTCGATGGCTTCGCGCTCACCTCTTCTACCCTTGTTTCTGGCGTTCATTTGGTTTTATTAGCGTTGGATGAACTGCTTTCAAGTTCTTCTATTTCATTAACTTTGTATAGCACCGCAGCACCTATTTTATAAAAGTTTGGGCCAATGCCTTGCACTCGCCAATTCTCTAAAGTTCTCGGTGACTTCTTCCACCTAGCGGCTAATTCCACTGTGGTCATAAAGTTAGAATAATCTTTTTCTTCTCTCATGCTCCCTTCCCATTTATACACGACTGTTGTATTATACTCACATTAAACACATAAATGGAAGAGAGAATGAAAAAAAAATTAGCTACTGATGTGCAGATGGCGGGTCAACATTATCAATCTCAAGCAATTCAACCGATACAATATATAACTGCAAACAATCTCTCGTTCTGTTTGGGTAATGTGGTCAAGTATGTTACCAGAAATAAAACTAACAAAGTAGAAGATTTATTGAAAGCTAAACACTATATTGACTTAGAAT